ATGATGTTGCTGAAAAACTTATTGCGCTAGGCACAGGTGGCGGCACATTAACAATGGACAACTACGAAGACATCGTTAGCAATGTTGAGAACGGTATTGAAGATCACGAAATGGACGAAGCAGTGGGAGATAAACTCACTGACCTTGAATATGGTAGCTCTACTGCTACCCGAACACCAACTGTCGGTGGATATCATCAGAGACGTGATTTAGAAACAGGTTCATATACCGATTACACAGACCGTGGGCCAATCAGCACACAAACAACTTATGATAAATCAGGGCAAATGACCAGTCAGCACGCACAAGCACGTGTGGGCGACCAAACAATGGCACGTTCACGTTTTTATCCTAAAAAGAACGAAAGCGAAGAATTACGCAGGCTAGCAGGACTTGCCACCGAAGATTATGTTGGCGGCCGAGAAGCGCCACAAGATCTGGTAAAATCGCTAAGTAAAAGTTATAGAGACTTTGTTAAAGAAGTAGAACAGCAAAGTGCTGCACAGCCAGATCGTGAACTGCGCAGTAAAAAAGAAAAAACACGCAAGTTTGGTAACATCCTAGGTGAAGAATAATGAATTTTTACGAACTATTTGAAGCAAGCAAAGACAAAGAAGAACAGTCCAAAAAGGCTGGTGAATATCAGGATGTTACTATTGCTGACCCAAAAGCAGCACTAGCACTTAAACAAGCACGTGCTCGATATACCTATGCGGATTCCGACCTAGAAGCATTTGTTAAAATGACTCAGGATAAAGAAGAGGAAGAGGATGCGGAAATTGAAAAGCTAGAACAAGACACCGAACGACAAGAAGACGAAATCAAAGATCTAGAAGCCAAGGAACGTCAAACAGACCAGAACATTGAAAAACTAGAAAAAGAAAACGAGTTACAAGACAAACATATTCAAACACTTAACGCCAAAGAAAATGCTTACGAGAAAAAAATTGAAGCAATGACTCGCGCAGAAAACGAATACAAGAACCAAATTGAAAGATTACAAAATAGCTTAAACGATCTAGAAGCACGTGTAGCAAAATCAATCAAAGGATTCAAGCCAGTACAGCACAGATTTGAAAAGCTACCTGAACCGGAAGAATTATCAAAAGAAGTTCCTTACACAACAGGTTTACTGTAGCATTATAAAAATATTATTAAATAGAAGCGTGTTTTATACACGCTTTTTTATTGACATTATGTTGTAGACCTGCTATAATTACACTTTCATATAGGAGACACACATGAGTGATGTAGTTTTTAACGCCGAACAAAAGGCAAAATTGAACCACCTTTTCAACGAAGGTATTGCTGTAATGACCGAAATTGAAACACTTCAAGGCGGATTATCAGACACCATTAAGGCTATCGCAGAAGAAATGCAGATTAAACCTAGCGTGCTCAAGAAGGCTGTGCGCACTGCTTATAAGAGCAAGTTCACAGACGAAAAGCACGATTACGAATTGCTCGAAACCATCTTGGAAACTGTTGGCAAAACCTGGTAAATGAGCAAATATACCTTTATTTTCTCTGGCGGAAGCATTACTAATAGTATCTGGCCATCGTGGCGAGAATTTACATTAATGCGTTACGGAATAAAAGAATTCGTTGATAACGCTTACCCTGGAGTAGGGAATGAATTTTTAATTAATTCCACTATAAATTTCTGTCAAGAAGTAAAAAACCCATTTGTTTTCATTATGTTAACTAACATTGATAAATGGGATTGGTATGTTGAAAATCAAGATGTTATTAACTTAATTAATACCAACGAAAAACACCCAATTAGACCAATAACCGGAAAGTTAGGTGAACCAGGTTATTGGTCTACCGGGTCATGGTTCCCGTCATATAAAGAATATTTCAAAGATCATTATTATAGCGAACAACAATTTATAGCCAATACATTAAAAAATCTTTATATTCTTCAAATGTTTTTATCAAACACACAGATACCCCATTTAATATTGTTTGATAGTCCAATATTAACTTGCACAGAACAAGAACTTAATACAGGAAAAATTATTCAACGAGACATGTTATCTGATAATAAACTTGCTAAAACATGGGATCAGTTAATTGATTATAAAAACATATATCTTCCAGGGTTAATTGGTTTTTGTGAACAACAGAATTTACAGTGGTTTAATCCTTCGTACCGGGGACATCCTCCATCTAGCAGTCATTATTCATTTGCAGAAACTCAGATTTTTCCATCTATAGATAAATTATTACCAGTTATTAATAAAGAAAAGCCCGAAGAGATAATTAACAGATATCAAGAAATGTACAATTTATGAGTTATATTGATGCACTATACGATAGAGACCACGATCGAATTTTGGTTGTAGAGCGTGTTAACGGTAAACGGATTTACAATGAATTTCCGGCGGAATACGTTTTTTATTATCCGGATCGCAAGGGTAAATTTACAACGATATTTGGAAATCCAGTAAGTCGTTTTTCGACACGCAACTACAAGGAATTCCAAAAAGAAGTGCGCATGCATTCTGGACAAGATTTGTTTGAAAGTGATTTTAAACCTACGCTACGATGTTTAGAAAATAATTATAAAGGAAAAGATTCTCCTAAGTTACAAACAGCATTCTTTGACATCGAAGTAGATTTCCACCTCGATCGAGGATTTAGTCCTCCTGATGATCCATTTAATGCTATCACTGCTATCACAGTATATCTAGATTGGCTGGATCAATTGATTACTTTAGCCATGCCGCCAAAAACATTAACTATGGAACAGGCAACTCATCAAGTACAAGAGTTTGATAACACATTCTTGTTTGATAACGAACAAGAATTACTATTAGCATTTGTGGATATTATCCAAGATGCAGATATTCTAAGCGGATGGAACTCAGAAGGCTTCGATATTCCATACACAATCAATCGTATTACACGTATATTGAGTAAAGACGATACACGGCGTTTTTGTCTATGGGGACAATTACCCAAAAAGCGCACTTTTGAGCGATTTGGTGCAGAAAGCGAAACATATGACTTAATAGGTCGTGTGCATATGGACTATCTGCAACTGTATCGGAAATATACGTATCACGAAATGCATTCATACTCGCTGGATGCCATTGCTGAATACGAGTTAGGCGAACGTAAGGTGCAATACGAAGGCACATTAGATCAATTATACAATCAAGACTTTCGAAAGTTTATTGATTATAATAGACAAGATACCATGCTACTTGGCAGACTGGACGAAAAACTCAAGTTTTTGGATCTTGCCAATGAACTTGCACATGCTAACACAGTATTGCTACAAACAACTATGGGTGCGGTTGCAGTGACTGAACAGGCAATTATTAATGAAGCACATGAACGCGGATTAATAGTTCCTGATCGCAAGAGTCACGACAAAGAAGATTCACAGGCTGCTGGTGCTTATGTTGCGTATCCAAAGAAAGGTATTCACAAATGGGTAGGATCAGTTGACATTAATTCGCTATATCCTTCTGTAATTCGTGCGCTAAACATGGCTCCAGAAACTATTGTAGGGCAATTACGTCCCATTATGACAGATCAACTTATCAAAGAAAAGATGAATAATAAGGCATCCTTTGCTGCTGCTTGGGAAGGATTGTTTGGTACTATTGAATATACTGCTGTTATGGAACAGCGTGCGGACACAGAAATTACCGTAGATTGGGCCAATGGCGAAAGCACAGTGCATTCGGCACGTGAAATCTGGCATCACGTTTTTAATAGTAACAGTAATTTATGTTTGAGTGCAAACGGTACAATTTTTACTTATGAACGCGAAGGTGTTGTTCCGGGACTATTAAAACGCTGGTACGCAGAACGTAAAGAACTACAAGCCAAGAAAAAAGAAGCAACCACCAAAGAGGAAATTGCATTTTGGGATAAACGCCAGTTAGTTAAAAAGATTAACTTGAATAGTTTGTATGGTGCTATTCTTAACCCAGGTTGTAGATTCTTTGATAAGCGCATCGGGCAAAGCACAACACTTACTGGTCGCGCTATTGCACAACACATGGATGCTTTTATTAATCAAGTACTTACTGGCGAATACGATCATGTAGGTGAGTGTGTAGTATATGGAGATACTGATTCGTGCTATTTTAGTGCATGGCCTGTAATGAAAGACCGTGTTAAACGCAGCGAAATGGAATGGAACAAGGACGTTGCTGTGCAGTTATACGATGCAATTGGCGACGAAGTTAACGGTAGTTTTCCAGGATTTGCATATCGTGCGTTCCATTGTCCACAAGAATACGGCGAAATCCTTGCTTGTGGACGAGAAGTAGTTGCAGAATCTGGATTGTTTATTACTAAAAAGAGATATGCATTGCTTGTATATGATCTCGAAGGTAAACGTCTCGATGTTGACGGTAAAGACGGCAAAGTAAAAGCAATGGGGTTGGATTTAAAACGATCGGATACTCCAAAAGTAGTTCAAGATTTCTTATCGGATATTTTAAACCGAGTACTCAAAGGTGCAGATCGGGATGAAGTTATTAATGAGATCAAACAGTTTAAACAAGAGTTTAAGGAACGGCCAGCGTGGGAAAAAGGGTCTCCAAAACGTGTTAACAACTTAACCAAATACGGAAACTTAATTAAACAACAAGGAAAAGTTACAGTACCCGGGCATGTGCGTGCAGCAATTAATTGGAATTATCTACGTAAAATGCATGGAGATAACTACAGTATGGCCATTGTTGACGGTATGAAGACTATTGTCTGTAAACTAAAGCCAAATCCCCTTGGGTTTACCAGTGTTGGATATCCAACAGACGAAAGCCGATTACCGGATTGGTTTAAGGAACTAGCATTTGACGATTCGACTATGGAAAGCACCGTTATCGATCAAAAGGTTGAAAATTTGTTAGGCGTTCTTAACTGGGATCTACAATCAAGCACAGATACTAATAGCACATTTGAAAAATTATTCTCATTTAAATGAAACTCAGCGATTTAATTGAACATAGATATACTGTTGAACGGCTAGACACCAACGGTACATTAACGGAATTTAAAAAACAAATAGATCTTCTTATTAACGATACTATTTCTTTTAAGTCAGGGCTAGATGACTCTCAACAAAATTTAACATCAAGCAGAGACAAGGTATTAATAGAATTAGAAAATTTTATGAATAATATAGAAGCATATAAGAAAGAACTAAACACACTTATACGTGCTCAAGAAATTCCATACATACAAAAAAGTTATCAGTTATACGAAGAATCAAAAAACGACGATCCGGAATACATCATTGATCGTTTTTTGTATAAAACATTAATTCACCGAGACGAGATTAAATTACATTTTAAGTCTAGGATAGATATTAATTCTTCTTGGGAATTCCCTGGTATGTTTATACGCCCCGAAACAGGCGAGCTGATAGATACAATTATTGCTTGTGATCCTTTATATATTGTTGATGATTATCGACAGTTATTTGACTCTGTTAAAAGAAAATGGACTACTGAGTTCCAAGATAGATTAAGATATAAACTTTTAGATACACAAAGCACAAAAAAATTTAAAGGATTTCCTAGTAACCAGTTTGGGCTGATTGTAGCATTAAATTATTTTAATTTTATTCCCCTGGACATTATGAAAAATTACTTTCTGGAAATATATGATCTCTTGCGACCCGGTGGAGTTTTTATGTTTACATATAATAACTGCGATCTTCCAGGAAATGTGCGCAATGTTGAAAAATCAATGTATTCCTATACTCCGGGAATTTTAGTAGAAAGTTTATGTACAGGAATCGGATTTGAAATTGTCCAATCTATAGATTATCAAGACACCAACGTCAGTTGGCTAGAAATTAAAAAACCCGGAGAACTTAAAAGCATGCGCGGCGGACAAGCACTGGCTAAAATTATTACACAAAAAGCAGATCGTATCTAAATATCATTGACACGTAAACCTAAATATCTTATAATATAAACTTTAAAAAGGAACATCTATGAAAGATTATCTACTAGATCTTGTTGAACATACCTATGATTTAGGATGTATTGACTTAATTAAGATTACTGGTACCGATGCCAGTACAACCATCGACGGGATTGCCGACGATCGTTCAGTAATTGTGCAAGGAAAGTTTGCCAAAGCTAACTCAGACTTTTTGGGTACATTTGGCATGCCTAATTTAAGTAAATTAAAAATTTTGCTCAATCTTGCAGAATATAAAGAAAATGCAAAGATTAGCCTATCTACAATGGATCGCAACGGCGAGACTGTTCCAGTTGGTTTGCATTTTGAAAACGCAGCCGGTGATTTCAAAAACGATTATCGTTTTATGGTCAAGGAAATCATTGACGACAAGCTCAAGGCTGTTACATTCAAGGGTGCCAATTGGGATATCGAGTTTGAACCTACGATGGCTGCAATTCAACGCCTGAAGATGATGGCGCAGGCCAACTCTGAAGAAGCAAACTTTAAGGTTAAAGTCGAAAACAACAACCTAAAGTTCTACTTTGGCGATCAT